GCCCCCGCCCCCGCCCCGCGTCGATACCCCGCGACGGTATCGTCCGGCCCCGCCGTCGGGCTCGCGGCCCGGCCCCGGCCCCCGGCCCGCCCGGCCCCGGCCCATGATAAACACGACGAACGTCCGGAGGCCCCGCTGCCCGGCAACATGACCCAGACCCCGCACGTCTGTTCCACGTGGGACGGCGGTTGATGCATGACGGCAACATGGGTTACATGACGGTAACATGGGTTACATGACAGCAACATGTTACGCCACGACGAACGGCGGATGACAAGAGAATATGACGGGGGCGTATGACGGGGACGTATGACGGGGAAATATATAGGGGATGGGGGTACACCTTGAAAAAAGTTTGACCTACATTCACGTTTCCATGTCTTTCGTCGCTCTGAGCCCGCCCCACATCTTTTCTCGAAGGACATTCATCTCCATCGGATGGCCCTATCGGAATCGAAGGCAAACGTCTTCGGGCAAGAGAAAACACCCCAGTTCTGTTGATCACACGGCCTGGAGGGAGAAGGGAGCAAACGTCTTCGGCTCCCTCGATTCATCCCCTGTCTCCAATTGACAGTTTCGGTCCCCTGTGGTATAATATGATCATGAGGAATCATGATTATGAAAAGGTTCTGGGATCTTCCCCTTCCGTCTGGCTATGACGATAGCGCCATATTGGCGAGGACTATCATTCTCAATTATCGCCTTCGGCAAGAGGGCCTGGAACTGGAAAGGAGAGAGGCATTGGTTAAGCAGTTGATGGTCTTGGCCAAGTTCGAAGGCGATTCCAAGGCCAAAACCAAACAAACGGCGGCCCCCCTGCGGGCCGCCCTGCGGGCTTAGGCATGTTTGGTCCGGCCCCGGTCTACTACAGGGGTTCACTCTCCCCCTGCCGGTGTCCGGTAGCCCCCTCCCTCGCCGCACGCCCCCGGATTCGGGGCCGGACCAAACATGCCTAAGTTAGCTGACCTCTACGGCGTCGACCTGAACAGGCTGGGAAAATACCGGCCTGAGTATACCAGTGTCATGGAACGGCCCCTGACGCCCCTGGAAGAGGAACAGAGAGCAGCGCCGGTTGATCGAGAATACGCGTCGGGACGTCTCGAAGCCCCTATGCTCTCCCCTGATGACCTGATAGGTTCCGGGGCATTCACGAAACTCGCTTCCCTAGCAAAAGGACTAAGCCCGGCCCTGGCAGCAGGCATCATCAAGAATAAGGGCGGGACATGGGACTCCCTCAGGTCGAGTTATCTGAGGTCGATCAAAGACCACCCTGGCTACGACGAGAAATCGGCCAGTGTGTGGGGGGACGCTGCCGTTCCTGTACCCTTAATGAGTTCCAATAGTTCTACTAGAAGGGTGTTTGAAGGGAAGACGCCGGAAGAGATGCACGATGCTCATCTTCGGTCTATGCCGGAAGATTGGGACCGGTACACGCTGAAAGATTTCCTGGAACTGGATCCAGCAACACTAAATAATGTGAATCGGATGACGGTAGCCCGCATGGCCAATCTTCATCTTTCTGATCCCTCTCTTTTCCCGGAAGTGGCAGCGTCCCCTGACGTGGTCGCGAAGAAGTGGCAACGGGGATCGCTGGTGAATTACATTCGGAACCAAATGGCGACGGAAAATGATCCGATCAGGGCGCTGGCGGAGCAGGGTATCACTCATCTGGAGGAAGGAATCCCCCGAAGAGGCCCCGCCCTCAAACCTGACCTGGTGAAGAAGAGAGCCGAAGCAGGGTTTCCGGAAGGGGGCGCGGCAAAAACTCCGCTCGGAAAAGTGTGGGAAGCTATAGCGGACCGTAGTATTAGTCGGAGAGACCCCAATAAATATGGGGAAATACCGTATTCGTTTTCCGATGATCACAATCAGAGGAACCTTCCTTCCAACCAACTAGGCTACATCGCCGATTTCGTCCAGGAAGGGCTCGAAAAAGGGAGGATCAACCCGCAGTCGGCGCTGAGGGGAAACTACAGCGTAGAGTCTGCTGTAAGAGACATGCACGCCGAACGGTTGGCAAGGGAAAATGTCTACAAGAATGCCACCGTGTTCAAGGAGTACCCGGAAACCGGCCATAGGTGGGTGCGTCTCGACAAGAGGGGACAGTTTTCGGCAGAGTCGGACAACATGGGTCACTCTGTCCGGGGGTACGAAACTATCAACGAATATGGCCACGGGGGCTGGGAGGGCATACAATCCGGCAAGGCTGAAGTCTATTCTTTGCGCGGTAAGAACGGGAAGCCTGTCGCCACTGTCGAGATAGACGCTTCTGATCCCAATCGGCCCCTCATCACCCAGGTCAAGGGAAAGTTCAATAAAACGAGTCTTCCCGACAACGTCGAGGCCATGGTCCAAGACTTCGCAAAGGAAAGGGGGGCGGCAATTGCATCTCGTTGAACAGTCCAAGACCGTCATGGAATGTCTGAGGGACGACGAAAGGGCGTTTGTGATGGCCTATGTCGAGTCCGGGTATTCCCTGGCAAAGACCATCGAGAGTCTGAAAATTACTCGAGGCCAAGGAAACAAGTTCTTGGCCAGGACAGACATTCGCCGGGCGGTCATGGAAGTGCAGAACGACATCGACTCGATCGATTTCCTGAACGAGAAATGGGTCAAAGCCCAGATCATGAGGCTGTTTCCCATGGTCATGGGCGAGGAAGACGTCCCGGCGGTCGACGCGCAAGGGAATCAGGTAGGGGTGAAGCAGTTCTTCCCGGCCATTGCGATGAAGATCCTGGAGTACGTGGTGCCGAAGAAATCCCCTGGGGTTGCCGTGAACGTCAACGTAGGGTCAGAAGACTTCTCGACGTATTCCCAGGAGCAGCTCGACCAGTTCATCAGAACTAACATTGGGGCTTTGCCCCTGGAGTACACCAATGAAAAGATCGCCAGCACCCCCGAAGCCGGCTCCGAGCCCCCGAAAGAGCCCGCCCCGGCCCTGCAAGTAGCCCCAGAACTTCCGACCGTGCCTGACCTCTCCGGTCCTCACCCCACAAGAACGAGAGGAACGACAATTGCAAATCGCTAAAGAGGTCCTCGCCGCTGCCATAGCAGAGAAGAATCGGAGGATGCGGGAAAACAAGATTTCCACGTATTACCCCGATACTGGTCCTCTGCGGCGCGAGTTGTACCCGAAGCATACGCAATTCTTCGAAGCCGGTTCCGTATATCGGGAACGGATGATGATGGCCGCTAACCGGATCGGAAAGACGGAGGGCGTCGGCGGCTATGAATTAGTCCTTCATTTGACGGGTCAATACCCCTCTTGGTGGACTGGCAGAAGATTCAACCGCCCCATCAAAGTCTGGGCAGCCGGCGATACCGGCAAAACGGTCCGCGACATTCTCCAGGAAAAGATTCTGGGGCCTGTTGGCAGTTTCGGAACTGGCCTGATCCCTAAGACCTGTATCAATAAGGTGCTCAACAAGGCCGGGATCGCCGATGCTGTTGAGATCGTGTCCGTCAAGCATATTTCCGGGGGCAATTCGAGGCTTACGTTTAAGTCCTACGATCAACGGCGCGAGGCATTCCAAGGAACGGAACAGGACGTGATTCTTCTGGATGAAGAACCGCCCATGGATGTGTATACGGAATGTCTGATGAGGACCATGACCAACAACGGGATGGTCATGCTGACGTTCACCCCGCTCATGGGGATGTCGGAAGTGGTCCTATCCATACTTCCGAAGGGCACGGAATCGGAAGACGGCGAGGCCGACGAATCTCAGTCTAAGTTTGTCGTTTCGGCTAGCTGGGACGATGTTCCTCACCTGAGCCCGGCAGCGAAGCAGCAGCTCTGGGACTCGATTCCCCCGTTCCAGAGGGACTCCAGAACCAAGGGGATTCCTCAGTTGGGTGCTGGGGCCATTTATCCGGTCCCGGAAAGCGACATCATTGTTCCAGATTTTGTTATCCCAGACCATTGGCCGCGTGGGTACGCCCTCGACGTGGGCTGGAACAGGACTGCCGCTTTGTGGGGTGCCCACGACCTGGAATCGGACATCATTTACCTTTACAGCGAGCATTACCGGGGGCAAGCAGAGCCGTCCGTCCATGCTGAGTCCATCCGGGGTCGTGGGAAATGGATTCCCGGTTGTATTGACCCGGCTGCACGGGGCAGATCCCAGCGCGACGGCGAACAGCTGAAACAGCAGTACGAGGATCTCGGGCTGGATCTGATGAATGCCAACAACGCCAAAGAGGCTGGGATTTACGCCGTCTGGCAGAGGCTGTCGTACGGCAAGATGAAGGTGTTCTCAAGCCTCAGTAACTGGAAGGGGGAATTCCGTCTGTACCGCAGAGACGATAAGGGACAAGTCGTCAAGATCAACGACCACCTGATGGATTGTATGCGGTACATCGTCATGACGAGATCGGAGTACTTCAAGGTGAAGCCAGCCCCCAAAGAGGAAGAAGATCGAGCAATCCAACATCTGGGAGGTTTCGCGTGGATGTCATGAACGGGAAAAATACCATCGGGGTTGGGCCAGCCACTTTGGCTGTCGGGGCCACTTTGGCGGTTCCCAAGAACTTGCAGAATCTCGTGTGGGAAGTCAGCAATGTGTACGTTCCCCCGGAAAATCGGGGCCAGGGCTGGGGCACGAAGGCCATGCAACAGGCTTGCGACCGGGCTGATTCCGCCAACGTCGGGCTGTTGATCCACGTTCAGGCGGAATGCGACAAGGACCAAGAACGATTGATCGACTGGTACGGAGGATTCGGATTCGTTACCATTCAATCTGAGCCTCACTTGATGTTCCGCCCCCAGCGCACGTATAGAAATCTTCACTGATGCCGAAGCTGTCTGACCTTTACG